AGGCCATGCACAAGGCGTATCTGGACGAGCAGGCGGGCGTGCTGGCGGCGGAATTGCAGCCCGGCCTCCCCTGCCCCGTCTGCGGCTCCGCGGAGCACCCAATGCCCGCCATGTTATCGGGCGAAGCGCCCTCCAAAACAGCGCTTGATCACGCAAAAAAAGCCGCCGAAGCAGCAGAAGCCGAAACCACACAGGCAAGCCAGCTTGCAAGCACGCGGCAGGGCAGCGCAACCGCCAAAAAAGAAGAGCTCACGGGCGAGGCCGCAAGGCTTTTGGGCGAAACATCGTTTGAGCACATCCCCGCCGCGCTGGAAACTGCGTTGTTTTCCATTGAAAAAGACCTTGCCGGAAATGAAATGCAGCTCACTGCGCAGCAAAAAAACGCGCAGCGCAAGACCGCGCTTGAACAAAAAATCCCCGCAGCGGAGCAAACCCTGCAGGAGCTCGCGGAAAAAATCAGTGCAGCAAAGCAAGAAGCCGTTGCGCTCAACGAGCAAATCAAATCAGAAACCGAACGCCATGGGGCGCTATTGGGCGGGCTAAAATTCAAAACAGAAGCGGATGCCAAACTGCAAATCGCGGCGTTAAAAGCAAAAAAGAAAGCCATGGAGGATGCGTTGCTCCATGCGCAAAAACAACTTGAAATCGCAAAGAACACCCGCTCAAAAACGCAAACGGAAATCGCAACGCTCAAGGCGGCGCTGGCGGACACCGTGCCGGCCGACCTTGCGGCCCTGGAAAAAGAACGGGACGGCACGCTCGCCGTGCAAAGCGGCCTGACCGAACAGAGCAAGGTCATTTCCACCCGCATCTCGCACAACAAAGAGGCGCTGGGCGCCATCACGGCATCGGCAAAGCAGCTCGCCGCCATGGCAGAACGCTACCGCTGGCTGAAGGCGCTTTCGGATACCGCCAACGGTGACCTGCCCGGCAAGGAAAAAATCAAGCTGGAAACCTACATGCAAACCGCCTACTTTGACCGCATCGTCGCGCGGGCAAACACACGGCTCATGCAGATGTCGCGCGGGCAATATGAGCTCAAGCGGCGCGGCGCGGGCGGGCGGCAAAGCCAAAGCGGGCTGGAGTTGAACGTGATTGACCACTACGACTCCGGCGGCTCCGAGCGGGATGTCAAGAGCCTTTCCGGCGGCGAATCATTTATTGCGTCGCTGGCGCTGGCGCTTGGGCTTTCCGATGAAATTCAGAGCTATGCGGGCGGCATCCGGCTCGACTCCATGTTCATCGACGAGGGCTTTGGCACGCTGGACGAAACGACGCTATCGCAGGCGATGCAGGCACTGCTCGGCATTTCGCAAAGCAACCGCTTGGTCGGCATCATCTCGCATGTGGGCGAGCTCAAGGAAAAAATTGACCGGCAGATTGTTGTGACAAAAGAGCGCACCGGCGGCAGCAGGGCCGAGATTGTGCTGTAAAAAAAGTTTGGAGAATGCCTACTCACAGAACAAACAACCAACCCCGGCAACAGGCTCCATCAAACCAATCGCCGGGGTTTTTGCTATCCAGCTTTAACAACTAAAAGATTCTGGTCACGACCGGGAGCCACCACGTGAATGCATACACAATCACGCCCGCCAGTTTGATCAGTATCTGCAGCATTACTTCACCAAAGGTGCGCTCCTTTTCCTCCACCACCATCGGTATCGGCAGGCGCTCCTCGTCAGCCATAAGGAACTGCGGGTATCGTTCTTCGGTGAACACGGTCTGCGGTTCCGGCGCGGCAAAGAACCAAGTATTGAACCCATACTCGTCGATTTTGAAATGGTCGCCGCCGCTGAAGAACCACGTGGTTTCCGGCAGCACACAGGTGGAAGCATCGATGACATTATCCGGCGAGATGTGGTTGTGCCCGCAGTCTATCTTTTGCACATAGGGCTTGAGGCCGAAGAACGGCCCTTTCAGCGTTTTGGCCGGAGGGGCGACTGTCGCGCCGCTGGAAGCATAGACGCAGTCCACCAGAACATCCGCCTGCACATGGGCGTTTTTCACGAGCGGGGCGAGCGTCCCGCCGTAGTTCGCCATGATGCTCGTGCGCATCTTCGTCCCCGTGTCCTTCAGAATATCATTGACCCTCACCTTAACGCCGTAGTGATAGTCGTCCAATTTTTTGACCAGACCAGACCATTCCCCGGTGCGGGCATCGGCGCCAAAGATTGTCTTGATGCCGTCCTCATAGTCAGACACGGGCACATAGGCCCAATAAACCGGCTGACTCAGGAGGATGGGGATCACCGCGTCATTATAAAATTTGTCGATGATTTTGCGCACGCCGCGATTGCCGAGGGCCTCAACAATGCGCAGCAGCTCCGCGTCCCGCAGGGCCTTGAGGATGGGAATCAGCTTATCCTGAATATCCTGCGATACGCCCAAATCGTCATAAAGCGTCATGTCGGCAATGGCATCGTCATTGATTGATATGCGTTTGTTGACGATGTCGCCAAAGATCGAACTGCCGTTGTGCAGGCTTGCGCGCAAATTGAAACCGCAAAGGTCCTTTGTGCCATACTTTGCAATATATGCCATGCCCAAATGCCCCGAGCCGCTTTGCGCGGTGAGAATCACCTTTTCTACGCCGTGCTTCGCTTTCATCTTCTGGATGAATTCGTGCAGGACGTCGGCCTGGCGCATGGGGTCGTCACGCCAGTCAAAATCGTAAGAGTATATATCATACCAAAACATATCCAGCTGCCACTGGTTGTGGTTCAGGTCACCGTCCATCTCGTTGACCGGCTCCCCGTTTTTGTCATAGGCCGCCACGCCGAGCAGCATGTCGGTGTAGTACGTCAGCTTGTCCGCAAAATCGTCCCAACGGTTCAGCAGCGCGTCCGTCACAAGTGTCTTGATATCGCCTTTCAATTCTTCGAGCAATACCTCAAGCACACCCGCGCCGCCGCCGTCGAGCGACATCGCCGGCCTCTGCTCCGGTGTTCCGGCGTCGTAATACAGCGTGTGGAACGCGCCGCGCAAGTCCACACGCGGTGCGGCGTTCACCACTTCTTCGTTCCGTTCAAATTCCGTCATCGCGGCTTTTACCGCATTTTCATCTTCCTCTGTTAATCCCGCCAATACCATTTCCTGTGCCAGTGCAGTGGTTTCGGTGTCTTCCTCAATCCCCTCCGGCGCAGCGGCCCCGGCCGGAACTAGCGCAAGCGCAAGCAGCATGACCGCAAGGAGAATGCTCAGCAACTTCTTTGATAACTTCAACATAAACACAACCTCAACAAAAAAATTTACATATGCTGTAAGGAATTGTAACATCTTTTCTTGAAAATGTCAACCCATTTTGCAACAGCGTGTTATTTTTCTGTTTTTTTGGTGATTTTTGCTGCCGTCCCGGTTCAGCGCCCATCACAGCAAAACCGGCTTGCCGCGCGATTGCACGAACACAATTTCCGGCGCATCCAGCACGGTTCTCAGGAACCTGGCAACTTCTTCCTCGTTATAAACGCGCAGCCGCACCTCCACCCGGTTGTTGATTGTATCCAGTGCGTAGCTGTCCACGTTTTCGAGCGCCGCGGTCTTTTTATCGGCGGTCCACAAGGCGTCAAGCGCCCCCATCACCGCGTTGAGCTCCCGCTCAGAGTATGAGCCGTGCCTCCCCCGTGTCCCAGCGCAAAAACCGCCCGCAGCCAAACCGCGACGCGATGTTGCGCTCACCCGGTACTTTGCCGAGCAAGGAAAGCAAATCGCGGCCGCGTTGGGCGACACCGAGAAAGCCGAAAGCGCGGCATGGAACAGGTTCATCGCATCCCTTGGCGGCAACGCGGACGACGCTGCACTGAAAGCAGCCTGGGACGCCTTGCCTGACGAGCAGCGCGAGGCGTTTCTTGTGGGTGCGGACAACGCACAAAAGACCTACGGCCTGCTGGATTGGGACAGGGCGGCAAAAACCTATGAAAACATCTTGCTTCCCATGCGGCGCGAGGCGTTTCTTGTGGGTGCGGACAACGCACAAAAGACCTACGGCCTGCGCGGCGTTCAGCAACCAAAGTTGACCGCCAGCGTTCGGGATATCGGCGGCAGCTGGATCGCTGATGACATCCAGCAGACCACAAAAGACGCAATCAAGGGCATCGTCACGCAGGGGCTGGAGGGCGGCAAGTCTCCCCGGCAAATCACCGAGGAAATCGTGCAGGCCGGGGTGAATGATCGCAGGCGTGCCAAGCTTATCGCCAACCAGGAATCCATCATGAGCCTGAACAGCGGGCAGGTTGAGATGATGAAAAGCGGGGGATTTCAGTGGAAGGTGTGGCATCACCGCAACCAGAAAAACCCGCGCAACGGTGTGGTTGTGGGCGGGAAGAAAACCCCCGACCATCAATCGAAATATCCCGCCGGGCTGAATGGTGAGCGCGTCCCGATTGAAGACGAGTTCTCCAACGGACTGCAGTTCCCCCGCGACCCGGCAGCAGGCAAGCCGGAGGAATCCATCAACTGCCACTGCTACTTAACCTACGAATAAGGGGGTGAGAAAAATAGGTAAAGCAATAGAGTACAGAACCGTCCAGTTCAAAATGGACGCCCCGCCTCAGGAAGGCGCGGAAGTCGACGAAGGCGTCTTTTCAGGCTACGCCGCAGTGTTCAGCAATATCGACAGCGGCGGCGACGTGATCGAGCCGGGAGCCTTCACCAAGACCCTTGCCGAAAACAATGCCGTCAAGATTTTTGCCCTGCACAAAGACGACGGCCTGCCCATCGGTATCCCGCAGGAAATGCGCGAAGATGCAAATGGGCTGTGGGTCAAGGGGAAAATCAGCGACACCACGCTGGGCCGTGACGTGAGAACCCTGCTGCGCGACGGCGTGCTGTTCGAGCTGTCCATCGGCTACGAGCCGGTGATCTTCGAGTACGACGAGAAAGGCATACGCCATTTGCGCGAGGTTCGCCTGCACGAGTTTTCTGTGGTCACCTGGGCCATGAACCCCGCCGCGCAAATCGTCGACTACAAGGCGCTCGCTGACGCGCAGCGGGCAAGGAGCCGAAAGGGCAAGAACGGCGGCAAGCGAATCGTTATCGAATGCCGCGACCCCGACAACAGCATCCAAGACCTTCTGGAGTACCTGAAGAAAACCGCCGGCGGCGGGCATTCTTTCGATGTCATTGTCGACCCGGATAATCCTGACCACGAAAAACAGTTCGGGATTGACGGCGATGGCGCTGACGAGATCTACTCCATCCAGGTCGAGCCGTCCGAGAAATCTCGGCGGCGCACAACAACACAACCCAAGCGCCGGAAATCGCCGGCGCTTTCGCATTTCCAGAAAAGCCAAAAACCGCGAATCAAAATCACATTTTAGGAGGTTCCCATGAGCAAGAAAAGAACGACAAAAAGAACGCAAGGCAAAAGCGCCGACGCCAGCTTGGAAGAGCTTGTCGAGGCCCTGGCCCCTGCATTGGGGGATGAGGTTGCCAAGGCGCTCAAAGCCGGCAAGGACGATGAGGGTGAAGGCGGCGACCTGGCCGACCTGGCCGACGTGGTGCAGGACATCATCGCCATCGCCGACGAAAAGCGCAAATCCCGCAAGGAATCCGACGGCGACGACGCCGACCTGACCGAGGCCGACGTGGCCGAAATCGCCGAGGAGGTTGCAAGCCTGCTCGACGAGGCCAAGTCCGACGATGAGGACGACGAGGCCAAGGAGGAAGACGACGAGAAGGATGATGACGAAAAGGACGAAGAGGACGAGAAGCGCAAGGGTGCCCGCCGTTCTTCGTCTCAATCCATCAAGCGGCGCGGTGCCACCCGCCGCCCACCCACGCCGGCACAGCGCAAGTATGCAAATAACTTCATGGTGCCCGGCAGCTCCGCAGGGGGCGGCAGCATGGCGACACTGACCAAAAGCCAGGAGATCGTCAACCTTGCCCGCGCCGCAAAGTGCTCCGGCGTATTCGGCTCCGGGCGCAATGATCCCGAACAGGCGGCGTACTACGCCCGCAAGAACTACAGCGACGCCACGATGGCCCGCGAGTTCAAGGCGCTCACCGCCACCAGCCCCACCAGCGGCGGCTTCCTGATTCCGCAGGTGTACATGGACGAGATCATCGAGCTGCTCTACGCCGAAACCGTGGTGCGCGAATTGGGAGCCCGGCCGGTTTCGATGGAGAACGGCAACCTGATCATGCCCAAGGTGCGCAGCGGCAGCCGCGCGAGGTGGACTGGCGAGGCACGGCCCAAAGGTGCCACCAACTCAAGCGGCAGCTGGACGAAGACCGAGACGACGAGGACGATGACTTCATCGTGAAAATGGGTCTATCGGCCTAAGAAAAAAAGCATTCCTGTAATCAAAGAAAACGGCGTTTGCCTGAAAGAAGCCGCCCTGCTATGATAGACGTGCAGACAAACAAAGCACAAAAATCATAGAACAGGAGAACTTCAGCAAATGGGTAACAGGGAAAACAGAAGGTTGGACGAAATCACGACGGATACTCTGATCGTAGGCGTGGATGTGGCCAAGGCGGTGCAATGGGCACGGTTCGTGGATGACAGAGGGAGAGAAATTGGGAAGGCAGTACGGTTCGAGAACAACAGGAAGGGCTTCGAAACCATTGCGGCAGAAATCCGGCAGCGTTGCAACAATAAATTGTCGAGCAAGCCGATCATGCGAGTGATTGTTGGTATGGAGCCGACCGGCCACTACTGGAAAACGCTTGCGAATTACTTGATGCGCAAAGGGTTGCGTGTTGTTGGCGTGAATCCGTTCCACACGAAAAAAGCAAAAGAACTTGATGACAACAGCCCGACAAAGAGCGACAAGAAGGACGCGCTGACCATTGCCCGGCTTGTACAGGGCGGACGCTTCTTCGATCCGTATCTGCCACAGGACGTTTACGCGGAGCTTCGAGGCCTGAGCAATGCCCGTGCCAGCATCATCAAGCGGGGCAACGCCGTCAAAAATAATATCACGGCCATCTTGGACGAATATTTTCCTGAAATCTGGACTGTGTTCAAAAAGCCGTTGAAAGGGAAGGCCTCGCGGCAAATCCTGCGCGCTTGTCCGTTCCCGGCGTTTATCCTGGCGCTCGGCGAGATAGGTGTGCTGACGGAAGTGAAAAAAGCTGTAAAAAGAACGGTAGGCATCAAAAAGGTTTTGCAGCTGATCACGGTAGCCAAGCAATCCATCGGCGTACCATATGGCTTGGAAAGCGCCAAACTGCGCCTGGGCTGGCTGCTGGACGAACTGGAACAACAACTTGAACAGGTGGAGGCGGCCATGCAGCAAATACTGGAAACGACTGGTTATGCCGGCCAAATGCTCAGTATCAAAGGGATTGGCGTTGTGACGGCGGCCAGTTTTCTGGGAGAAGTCGGCGATCCTCTGCGGTTTCAGAACGCCCGACAGATCGCCAATTACGCAGGCTACAACCTGGTGGAGGACAGCTCCGGCAAGAGCAAAAGCGGCACCTGCATTTCCAAGCGCGGGCGCTCGCAGTTGCGTAGCTTGCTGTACCTGATGGCGTTTACGATGGTCGGAAAGAATCCTGAGATGAAGCGGCTTTATCGCTATCTGATCACCCGAAAAGTCAATCCGCTCAAGAAAAAGCAAGCCCTCGTAGTCGTTTCAAAGAAAATCATCACCGTCATTTTTACCTTGCTGAAAAAGCAGCAATCGTACCGTCCCGAGCTGGTGTTCGGCGCAGCCCGGCAGGAAATGCTGCTGGCCGCGTGACGTGACACCGCATGGAGTTGTCGGTAACGGCAGGGGGCAAGGAGGGCACCTCCATCAGCCCACCGAGGCAGCAAGAAAGCTCTACAGCTGCCCCCTGCCTTTATCATAAAAACCGAACGAAGGAATGTCAGCGAGGCCGATACGGCCTACGCAGCGAGGCGTGATAGGGTCAGTTTTATGATAAGCATCGGCAGTTAGCGTAACCCCACCGCGAAAAAAATTAATTTACGGTCATCTTGACCCGCGCCGCCCAGGTGGTATTGGCTGAACATGGGGAGAAGGCCCCTCTGTGTCCCTGTATGGGTCTCCTCCCCATGCCCAGAGGATATCACATAGACAGCACGCCTCAAGACGCTTTCGCAAATTAATTTTTTTCGCTACCACGATCAACTTTTTTCATTCCTATGAAAAAACGAGATAAAATGAGTTTTTGGGCTCAAATAAAGAGATAGGAGGTGACTTGCATGGCTTACATGCTCATAGGTGAGAAAAATGGCGTTGTGTTTTTTGCAATCAATGCCATCATCGGTTCCGAAGGGGACAGCAGAGCCAGCCAGGTCACCTCCAACCCCATTGAACGGGGTTCCGATCTGAACGATCACCATGTTAATCAGCCGTGGAAGGTTTCACTTTCCGGCACCACCGTTGGCGGCATGGCAGCATTTCAAAAGCTGGAGAAGATGCAGGACACCCACGATGTACTTATCTATGCGGGCGGGTTCCGCCGGGGCGATTTGCTCATTACCGACGTGAAGCGCGACCGCAAGAACGACAATGTGGACGGCTGCGGGTTCACCTGCAGCCTGATACAAGCCACGTTCGCCACAAGCGAATATGTCAAGGCGGGCGAGGTTCCCATGATGAGCGCACAGGACGCGGGGAAAGCGAAGTCGGTTCCCGCCAGCCAAACCGCTAAAATCAAAAACGACGGCAAACAAACCACGGCACGCGACGTGATATCCGATCAATCCTATACAAATTATGTAAGCAGCTTCAACGCAAAGCCTGCAGGCAATGGCGTTGGCAGCGGCGCAAATCCCTCAGTCAGCGGGGTACGATAATATGACAGATATGCTGAATCTTGGGCGCACGGTCGAGTATATCGACATCGACACAAACAAAGTGCCCTATCGTTTTGACATCAAGCTGTGGGACAGAACCTTCATCCTCACAGTGAAATATAACGTTCAAGGCGGCTTTTTTACGGTTGACCTTGAAACCACGCAGGGCGAGGTGTTGGCTTACGGTGCTATTGTGCGGTATGGCCGCCCCTTGTTCGGCAGCATCGAAGATGACCGCTTTCCTTTGCCGGTGATTATCCCCTGGAGCTTTTCTCCCGGCGTGAATGCAGTGACCTTTGAAAACTTCGGCAAGGACGTAAAATTATATCTCCATGACAGGGGTGTTGCTTCGTGAGAAGATTATGGATGCGCAGCGCCACCCTGCAAATCGGATCGAGGCGTTACAGCATGGACACCCTCGACTTTAAGTTCGAGGTGAACTTCTGCGACAGCGACGAGTTGGGTACGGCGGCCATTGAAGTGACCAACCTTTCAGAGAATACCCGAAATGGCATAAAAAAGGATGATCAAATCATCATCAACGCCGGGTACGAAGGTGACATCGGCTGCATATTTGTTGGGCAGCTGAGCGAAGCCGCTCACAATCAGGGTGTAGTTGATTGGATAACAAAAATAAAAGCCACGGCTTCGCTGGATGAATGGCTGGGCAAGCAAGTAAATAAGACCTACCACAAAAATATCGAAGCACAAGCCATCCTGTCTGATTTGCTCAACCTGTTCGGCATGGAAATTGGAAAGATGCAGCTTGTCGAAAATCCCACCTACCCGCGCGGGAAGGTGTGCAAGGGCAGGCTGAAAGATGTTCTAACCGAGATAGTGACAAGCGACTGCAAGAGCCGCTTTTTGATAAAACACGGTCAAGTGATTATATCCGACCCCAATCAAAGCGAGGGGCAAGAGATTTTGCTTTCTCCAGAAACGGGGCTGCTGCGCTGCAGCGAGGATAAAGTCGCCGTTCAGGCAGATAAACCACAGAACACAAAAGACGGCCAGCAAGAAAAATCTGACAAGGAAAACCTTGTGAAGCTCCCCAGCCTGCTGCGTTATGAGATCGGGCCGGGTGCGGCAGTCACTGTGAAAAGCAAGGCTCATAACGGGCGCTTTTTGATTAAGAAGGGGCAGCATGTGGGCAGCCGCACAGGAAAATGGGAAACTATGATGGAGGGGATGCCGTTATAAGTACGCCAAGCAAACGATTTGAACTCGCAAAGGCCATGAACAAGCAGCTGGCTGCATCTATTCATGTTGCTGCCGTGGTTCAAGTGAAAAGCTTTGACAAGGACAAAATGACCGTCGATGTGCAGCCGTTGAGCAAGCGGCTGGAACAAGGGGAATACCAGAGCAACCCGCCGGTGATGGCGGTTCCAATTGCAGTGACCCGCTGTAACAATTGGGTGGTGCGCCCATGGTTCAAAGAAGGCGATGTCGGTTTGTTGGTTTATCTGGATCACGACATCGATAAGGTGGTGGACGACGGCAAAGAATCTGACCCGAACACCGAACGCAATCACTCCGACAGCGACGCCATATTTGTTGGCGGCATTGTGCTGGGACAGAAAGACATTTCTGACCTTGCATCCAATGGCTGCCCCGATGAATCCCTTGCCTTGGGTTCGGTGGACGGCAAGCACTGGATTGCAATCTGCGAAGACAAAATTCAGAGCCAGGCCGACTTGTGGCAGCACGAGGGCGATATCGAAATTAAGGGCAACATTGATATCGAGGGCGATATCACCCTTCAGGGGGACATTGACCAGACCGGCGATTTGAAAGTCACAGGCGAGATAACAGCCACAGGTGAAATCAGCAGCGATACGGACGTTAAAGCGGCGGGTACGAGCCTGAAATATCACACGCATACTTGGCCTGCAACGCCACCGCCCGGCTCTCCGGGTTCAACACTCCCGCCAACATGATAAATACAAAAACAGGACACGGCCAAAGCCGTGTCCTGTTCTTTCGTAAATGCTCAAGAGGAGCGCATAAATCGGTTTATCAATTCGTCTTGCAAGACGCGGGAGTAACTGATGCCGCGCTTAGCAACCTCGTCATCCATCCACCGGGGAACACTGACCGAGCGGCGCACCGAGCGGGTATCTCTGGTTTCGGTTCTGATCAAGCTGACAAATTCCCCATCGCCCACTGCGATATGGCCAGGCGGCGACGCGGCGGGAATTTCCTCGCCCATTTCTTCCATAACCGAAGCCCATTGCTTCAGCGCGTCCTGCGCCATATGCATTGCGTTTCCCAGTGACTTGCCCTCACTGACACACCCGGGCAAGTCGGGATAGATGATGGTAAAGCTGCCGTCACTGTTTGCGTGAAAAACTGCCGGGTAAATATACTCTGCCATAATTCAATACCTCCTTAAGGTTATATATGCTGCGCGGGGGCGCGGGGCTTATTTCAGCCCCGCCCGCTTTAGGATTTCCCGCGCCGTGTACTCGTTGATTTCGCTGTGCCGTGGAATTGGTGTCGGGGGATAACCTTTTTTGTAGTAAACCGTGTGGTCGCCGTCATCCCTGACTTTCTGGAACCCTGCCTTTTCAAGCTGCTTGATTAGGTCTCGTCTTTTCATTGCCGACCTCCTTTCCATGTATATAGTATACCACATAAATTACGTAATGTAAATACGTAAATTACGTAATTTGCAAATATTTTTCATTTTTTTGGAGGGAATTATGGCGAATGACACCATCTACATAGACCCCGACACCGGGGACTTCGAGTTTGACGATGATGGCAATGTCCGCATGATTGAGGGCGGCGAAACCTCTGCCCAAAATGTGCGTATGACATTGCAGACATATAAAGAAAGCTTTCCACTCGACTTGACGCATGGCACGGACTACCCGCAGTTTTTGGGCGAAAAAGGCGTGCCGCCCTCCGTTGTGCAAGAGGTGATCAGCGAAGCTGTTTATCAAGAAACGGATGTCGTTGATATTGAAAGTATTGAGTATGAGCAAGACGACCAGCGCGGCGCGGACATTCAATTCCGGGGGCGGTTGCAAGACGGAAATTCGTTTGAAATGGGGGTAACAGTATGAATGCAGAACAATGGGGGCTGACTGAACGAGGTTTCCGCAGGCCGTCCTATTCCGAGCTGCTGGATGCGTTCGAGTATCAGGCTCGTGACAAGTTCGGGCGCACTGCAAATCTGACCGTACGCTCCCCCCTGGGGATGTGGCTGCGTATATTCGCGTGGTTTACTTCCTTGCTGTTCGGCCTCGTGGAAGATGTGTATAACAGCCGCTTCATTGACACCGCCGTTGGCACCAGTCTTTACAATTTAGGCCGCATCATCGGCATGCGGCTGCTGGCGCACCAAAAAGCTGTGGGGCACTTGGAGATTACCGGCGCTCCCGGCACAGTAATCCCCCCAGGATGGCTTGCAAGCACCACGGCGGGGGTTATGTTTGTTGTTATGGCGGAAGGTGTTGTCGGCGAAAATGGCACCGTTATCGTGCCTGCTCAAGCCGTGACGCCGGGCGAGGATGGCAATGTATTGCCCGGCATGATTACCACTGTGGTGAATCCTGTGATCCCAGCCGGCGTTGACAATGTGACCAATCCGAAGGAATTCGTGGGAGGCCGCCTGCGGGAAAGTGATGAAGAATTCCGCGACCGCTACTATAAAAGTGTTGACCGCGCCGGCGGCGTGAATGCTGACGCAATCCGCGCAGCTATTTTGGACGAAGTGGACAGCGTTGTCGATGCAGAAGTGTTTGAGAATGACACCGATTTCTATGGCCCCCAATTGGGGCTGCCGCCCCATAGCATCGAAGCAGTGGTGTTCGGTGGGCTGGACTACGACATCGCAAGGACGATAAAAACAGCCAATCCACAAGATGCTCAAAGCGCAGCTGCTGGAGCTGGCCGCCGCGCTGCTCGATGAACGGCAGGGGCAGTCCTCCACGGTGCTGCGCTGCGACAAGCCAGTGAGAAACCCTGACCACCCCACCATGAAGCCGGTGGAGCTGGTCGGGCGGCTTATGAAGAACAGCAGCCGCCCCGACGAGGCGGTGCTTGATGCCTTTGGCGGCAGCGGCACGACGCTGGTGGCCGCCGAGGAACTGAAACGTAGGGCGTTCCTGATGGAACTCGACCCGCGCTTCTGCACAGTGATTATTCGCCGATGGGAAGTCCTCACCGGCAGCAAAGCAACCCTTCTGCAATAAAAAACCGGGGCGCAAGTGCTGTAACACCTGCGCCCCCATACCAGAGAACACGCCTCCGGCATGATCCGTACGGATACCCATATTATGCCATATGCGAGGTAAAAAGTCAATGGGGCAAACAGAAATACAGGAGAAAATTAGAAATTCTCTTGAGCGGCTCGCTACCGGCTACGACTACGAGGAGCGGGAAGTGCTCACCGATTCCCAAGGCAAACCTGAAAGGATAAAGATCAGCAAGAAACATTCGCCGCCCAGGATGGAGGCGATCAGGGAGGTGCAAGCCCTGATTGCCCTGGGAGCGTGGAAGTCAGGACCACCGGCTAAGCCGGTGGCTTGAGGTAGCCCTAGAAGGGCCCAATACAGACAACGCCCCTTAAGGGGGCCCCGAAAGATCCGCCAACCGCATTTC